TCCCTAAATACAAAATAGGAGTATTTTATGAGCAATAACGGAAAACCGACTGCTTTACAAACCGAAGGTGAATTAGCTACCTCAGCGTTTGAAAGTTTCTTGGCCCCTGAAGAGGATACGCAAGAAGAAGCAGTCATAGAGGAAGCTAAAGAGGTCATTGAACCTGAGATCGATGAATTAGAAGAACAAGATGATTTAGGTACTGAAGAGCTTGTTGATGAAGAAGATCTTGAATACGATGATGAAGAAGATGGTGAAGAAGAAACGGAAGTTGAAGAGGTAGAAGAGCAACCCGTCTATAGAGTCACAGTTGATGGCGAAGAGATAGAGGTCACGCAGGACGAACTCATTAATGGTTATTCACGCCAACAAGATTATACGAGGAAGACACAGGAACTTGCCAATCAAAGAAAAACGATTGAGGAACAATCCAAAGAACTTGCTCAAAGAGATGCGATTTACGCACAGTTGCTACCAAAATTAGAAGCTGAATTACAAGCTTCAATGGTAGATGAACCGGATTGGAAGACTTTAGTAGATGAAGATCCAGTTGCTTATGTCAGAGAACAACAAATCTGGAATGAGAAGAAGGAAAAGTTAGAGGCGGCAAAGGCTGAAAGACAAAGACTTGAAAAAGAGGCTTATGAAAAACAGCAACAACAACTTGTACAGTTTGTGCAAGAGGGCCAACAAAAACTCCTGGAGATCATACCGGAATGGAAAAATGCAGAAGTTGCTCAAAAAGAGAAACTAGCAATTCGAGACTATGGCATCAATGTCTTGGGGTATGCACCTCAAGAGATGGACGCAATCTATGACTATCGTGCTTTGCTTGGTTTAAGAAACGCTTGGTTAAACTCTAAAACAGTTGAAGCCACGAAGAAAAAACCAACACAAAAAGCACCTGCAAGAGTAGCCCGACCCGGAACGACTACCAGAAAGAAATCGGTAGCACCTGTGAAAAGAGCAAAACAGGTTTTAGCTAAATCTGGAAAAGTCCAAGATGCAGCTAAAGTTTTTGAACAATTTTTAAAATAATTTTATAGGTAAATATAATGGCTAAAGTAACAAACGCATTTGATACATATAGCGCGACTTCAGACAGAGAAGATTTAAGTAATATCATTTACAACATCTCTCCAATGCAAACTCCGTTTATGTCATCAATTGGAAAAAGAAGTATTAACAATGTTGTCTTTGATTGGCAAACAGAAGTCTTAGCAACTCCAGTTGCTACAGGTGAGCTAGAAGGTTTTGAACTTTCAAGATCAGCTTCAGTTGCAACAACCAGAGTTAGCAATGTTGCTATGATTTCAAAAAGAGATGCAACTGTATCAGGCTCACAAGAGTCTTCAGACCCTGCTGGTAAGAGATCAGAAATGGCTCATCAACTAGCTATCATGTCTAAAGCTCTTAAGAGAGATATGGAAGAAGCTCTTTGTCAAAAAGGCGCAAAAACAACTGGCGATGCATCAACTGCTCGTGTAACTGGTGGTTTCGAGTCTTGGATTACATCCAACGATTCAAGAGGATCTGGCGGTGCATCAACTGGTGGCGGTGCTGCTCCAACTGACGGAACTCAAAGAGATCTAACAGAAACTTTGTTAAAAGATGTTCTACAACTTTGCTTTGAAAATGGTGGTGAACCATCATTAGCTATTTGTGGCCCACATAACAAACAAGTTATTTCTGGTTTCACAGGTAGAACTCAAGCAAGACAAATGATCGATGCAAACACAGTTGAAGCATCAGTATCTATCTACTCATCTGACTTTGGTGAACTGAAAATCGTTCCATCAAACAGATCAAGAGAAAGATCTTTACTGTTGGTTGATCCTGAGTATGCAAAAGTATCTTACTTGCGTGATTTCAAAACAGTTGACATTGCTACAATAGGCGATGCTATGACAAAAATGATCGTGGTTGAGTATGGATTAGAAGTATCCAACGAAGCGGCTCATGGTGTTGTTGCTGACCTTAATGTAAGTTAAGTTCTCGGTTAAGAACCTTAAAGGGATGTTTCGGCATCCCTTTTTTTTGTGTTAAAATTCTTGCATGGCTAAAAGAACTGTTATAGATCATAAGACTGGTTTTACTAACGAATTTATTACTGAAGGCGGTAAAGATATATTTCATACCACCCAAGATTTAAACCCGGTAATTGAACATTGTAAAAACATTGCAGAGAATGTTAAGCCAGGTAAAGATCTTCGCCATGTGGCAGAAGTGCCATTGGTTGTATATCAAAGAGCTTGTCGAGAAGGCTGGGCCAATGATATGTCTCAATGGAGAAGATGGTTAAACAACTCAGACAATAAAGTCTTTAGAACATGGCAAGGTAAACTATGACATACGCAGAATTAAAATCTAATATCGCAACTTACTTAAATCGTTCAGATTTAACAGATGCGATTGATACATTTATTGATAGCACAGAGGCAGAATTTAACCGCAGATTAAGAGTTAAAGGCATGATTAAAAGAGCTACTGCAACTCTTACTGGTCAATATCTTGCAGTGCCAACTGATTGGTTAGAAGCCATAAACTTACAAATTGATAGCGGTGACTTCTCACCATTATTTCAACAATCCATTGAATCTATGGATGTTTATAGAAAGTCTAATGACAATGTAACAGGCCAACCTATTTACTTTGCATTGGTAGATGATTCAATTGAATTTGCACCTACCCCAGACGGAAGTTATACAGTACAATTAACCTACTACGGAAAGATAGATGCGTTAAGCGATTCTAATACGAGTAACTTTTTATCCACAGGATATCCAGATGCTTACCTTTATGGATCATTAAAACACGCTTCTATCTATTTAATGGAAGATGAACGAGTGCCATTATTTACAGCACAGTTCGAGAAAGCTCTAGAAGAAATGAGACTAGAGCAAGAGAAAGCTGAGTTTGCTAAAGGTTCTTTAATGCAAAGAAGAAGAACTTACGGAAAACGCAGAAAAGATATTTATTATTTTGGTAATAACTAGGAGTATAAAAAATGGCTGGATTTAGTGATTATTTAGAAGACAAGGTACTTGACCATGTATTTGGCGGTTCTGCTTATACAGCACCTACAACATTGTATGTTGCATTGTATACAGTAGCACCTACTGATACTGGCGGCGGTACTGAAGTAACAGGTGGAGCTTATGCAAGACAAACCTCTACTTTTACTGTCTCAGGCACATCCCCTACAACAGCGACAAACGCAGCAGCAGTTGAATACCCAACAGCTACAGCCGATTACGGAACTGTAGTTGCAGTAGGTATTGTGGACGCATTAACTAGCGGCAACTTACTTGCCTATGCAAACTTAGATACATCTAAGGTTGTAAGTTCTGGTGATGTATTCAGATTTGATGCTGGTGATTTAGACATCACATTAGCTTAATACCATGGCCTCAGTAGGCTATGGCTCATATAACTACGGAATTGCCGCTTATGGCACTCCGCAGTATCAGGAAGCATCCGCAACAATAGCACAGACATCAAGTGCGTCTGCGATAGGCAGACAGCTTGATCGTGGTGTTGCAACCATTGCTCAGACATCTGGTATGTCTGCGGTTGGTACTCAAGTAGATCGTGGATCTGCAACCCTAGCACAAACCAGTAGCATGACCAGTGTGGGCCATAGAGTCCATCTTGGTTCAAGCACCATAGCACAAACCTCTAGCATGAGTGCTATAGGTACGCAGATTGATAAAACAACTGCAACCATTGCACAAACCTCATCCATGACAGGTGTGGGTCGATACACCATAGCAGCACACGCAACTGGTGCAGAGACTTCAGACTTTACAGCTATTGGTAGGCAGATTGATAGAGGCAAGGTAACGGGTGGTATTCCTGGTCAAGAATTAAGTGGATTTTCAGCAAGTGGTGGTCTAAAATGGGAAGTGATACAGAATCCTGACACTACATGGACTCAATTAACAAAAGAACAAGCGGCATAATAATATGGCAGATACATTTACAACGAATTTAAACTTAACAAAACCCGAAGTCGGCGCATCTACTGATACCTGGGGCGGAAAATTAAACACCGACCTCGATACTTTAGATGGTCTTTTTGCAGATGCAGGAAACGGAACAAGTGTGGGCCTCAATGTTGGCTCTGGTAAAACTTTAACTG